AACGTAGTATGTGCCTTATTAGTTTCTCTAGCCTCAGCAATCATTCTAACAATTGGATGTTCATGATTCATAATAAAATTTTTAGTAAAGGATGGAGCATTTGATTTCGCAGTTCTATCGTAAGGTAACTTCAACTTATCAAAAACTTTGGCAACACTTCTTGCAGCCATTAGCTGAACATCTATTCCAGTTTCTATTTTTATTTGTTGGAGTAAGTTTTCTTCTTTTATCACTAGTGCTCGCTTCAATTTTTGAGCTTTTTGAAGGTCTACCCGGACACCTAAGAAACGCATATCGACTAAGCAAGGAAATAAATCCGTTTCGAGTTGAAAAATAGACTCAACATCCTGGTTAGTAATTTCTTTTTTAAATATTTGCCAAAGTTCTAAAGTAAGTTCCGCATCTTTTTCTGCATAGGCTCCAACATGAAGCGCCGGGAGCTGCCACATATCTGCTTTAGGATCTAATCCTCTAGACTTTGCTTCTTCATTAAGTGCTGATTCGTTTTTACCATGACCTAAGTAATCCCAACCTAAACTATTTAAATCAAATCTAAACCTGTTTTCATTAATTAGACTGGCTGCAATCATAGTGTCTACGATTTGTCCCTGAATCTTTAGACCCATAGATCTAATCCAACTGACATCATACATTGCATTGTGAAATATTTTTAATGCTGGTGTGTTTAATATGTCTTGAAACCATTTTAAAGTTTTCTTACGATCCATGTTTGGACCAGATGCGTGAGCAATAGGAAAATAAAATTTCTTACCTGCTACAGCTACAGCAATTCCTACAACTTCTCCATTACCGATGATTGCACCACTACCTTTAGATTTTAAATCAGGATCTCTGGTCTCTAAGTCAATTGCAATTTCATCGTATGCTCTTAAATCAGGATAAGATTCTGGTTCGATCCACTCTGTCTGTGCTTCAAATAAAGGTACTTTCATTTAAACCTTTCTTGTTGTTGTATTGCAGCATACCTTGTTTTTCATATTTAAGTAATCTTCTTTTCATTACTTGGTTTTCTTTATAAAGTCTTTCTGCTCTTTTAATTGCAGCAGCTAACTTTAATCTTATTTGTAAAAAAGGATTCATTATTTTTCTTCCTTTTTTTTATACCAACTTACATCTCTTCCATTATCCAAACACCATTGATAGTGATTATCTTTAATTAAAGTATCTCTCTCAAGATTAGGATGGTTACTTCTTTTTTTCATCTTTTAACTTTAATTTTTCTAATTCACAATAATGAATAATTTTATCTAAATCTTGTACTGCAGTTCCTTTGGATAAATACCTGCAAACATATTTCACAACACAACCTTGAAAGAAACTAAGATTGTTTTTTGAAATAAATTCATAAGGTTGAATAGAAAATTTTTTATAATGGGATCCACCTATCTGTTTATCTTGTGGAAATGTATCTGTGAATATATCTTTATGCGTCATAACTGGTAGCCTTTCCTTTCTATTTTTGCTCTCATTAAATATAAATTTCTTTTTGCTCTCGTACACCCTACATACCATACTCTGTGCTCTTCGTCACGTTTTATTATACTATGGGCTGTAGCTTCTCTTATTTTTTTAGCATTATCTAATACTAATACTACGTTCTCACATTCTCCTCCTTTAGCTGCATGAATTGTAGATACTTTAATTCTAGCTTCTTCACTTAATTTTTCTCCATTAGACAACATTAATCTAATATAGATCTTCTCATCCGCAGAAGCGGTATCAAAACATTCATACCATTTTAAATCTTTTTTTAATTCTCTTTCGCCCATATACTCTTTGATGTCCTGTAAGGCAGCATCAGTAATATTCTCACCATTCAACCATTTGCTATGATTGATAATGGCTTTGTATAATTTAGTGTCATAACTTTTTCTGTTTTTATTTTCATGGTAAAGACCCTTAACCTTTAATAAATCACATATTTCTTTTGCTCTAGAGATGGTTCTAGTTAGAATCAACCACTTACCATTATGTAGGTCAATGTTCTCTAAACTATTGATTTTACTACATAATCCCTGTTCATTTCTAGGTAAATAATTTTTAGTTGCTCTCAAACCCTGGATTCTTTCTGTGATGACTTCAGATATTTCTTGTACCGCTATAGGTATACGTCTAGATTTTGACAATACTTTTTCTTTTGCAGGTTCTTTTATAAATCGATCTACGTCTGCACCAGCCCATCCATAGATTGCTTGGTCATCGTCTCCAGCTAAGTAAACATTTTCAGAATTATTTTTTAACATGTCATACATTTGCCATTGAATAGGAGAAAGATCCTGAGCTTCATCTATAAAGACTGTATTAAAACTTGGACATAGCTCTGGTTTAGATAAAAATTTCTTAATCATGTCTGCAAAATCAATTAAGTTATTATTGGTCTTGTACTGATTATAGTTTACTTCGATATGTTTAAGTAAGTCTGGTTGTACGTTAGAAGAGTGCTCTCCTGTACAGTATTCATCCCATACTGTAATTCCTTTTTCTTTAGCTTTTAAAATAATTTGAAAGTATTCATTATCACAACTTAAATAAGGAGAAGCATCTGCATCTTTTTTAGCATTGACTCTTATACTTAAAATTTTTCCAAGATCATTGTAATGATAATCTTGCATAACATTTTCTTCTCTTAAACCTAGTGTGTGAAAAGCTAAGGAATGTAAAGTTTGAAAGTATCTTAGTTCTTTTTTCTTATACTGTGGATTCTTTAAAAGCATTCTATCTCTTGCTTCATGAGCGGCCTTACGAGTAAATGCAAAGTAACCTATGTTATTTATAGGAGTACCCACTCTAATGTAAGCCATGGCTCTTCTAATAAGTTTTTCTGTCTTACCTGTACCAGGAGGACCATATATTTTAGTCACACTAGGCATTTATAATATGTCTTCTCTTTTTTTCATAGGTACTAGTTCAACTTTATTTTCTTCTCTTGGGAAATGAGATAGTGCTACCTTCACACATCTGACTGGATTGTGTGATTTTTTTTCTGTTTCTTTTTTAGGATATCTTTTTAGATCTCTTAACTTAGCATCAAAAAAATCTATCATCATCTGACCTGTTCTATCTATCTTAGATTTCCATTCTTTGTTTTTTAAATAATTATAAAAAGGATCGAATACAAAATAAGCGTAGCCATCATCTATTAAAGTACTACCACTTCTAAAAGAAGCGTCACTCACTGCAGGAACTCCATAGATATGGTCTTCTAAATGTTTGTGTAAGATTTCTTTTGGAGAGGTTCCTGGAGGAGCTTTTTCTGTCTTCATACCTTGCCAAAGAACGTCTAAAACATTTTGCATATCATCTCCCTTGATCCGTGGTGGTGGAATAGGAGTGTGAGCTCCAATCAACCTTCTTAATTTTTCTTGGTCCATGATGTAATTTATATCTCTAGCGATTATTTGTTGAGAGGCTTCTCCCTCTACCTTGTCATTATAATGAACAGTAAATCTAAATTCTGGTTCTGGTGAATAATCTATTTTTATTAATGCAGAAAGTGCGGGAAACTTTTTAACTTTATCTGAAGCTACTCCAAACTTTCTTTTTAAACATTCTGATTTAACACACATACTAACAATAGGTTCTTCTGAACAAGTATGGCCTGCCGTGTCTTTTTTATAAGCTTTGATCTTTTGTTTTACTTTCTCATCACCCCAAATGTTATCGTAAACAATATAATTTCTAGCACCCTCTAAAAGTTTCTCTTCCCAATTATCTGGATATTTCTTTTTAGCAAACACCATGTAGTTATAAATAAATCTATCTCTGTAATCATCTAACTTAGATTTAGATAATCTTTGTAAACAAACGGGTCCGTCTGCAAACTCATCGGCACCTCCTGTCAACTCTAATCTCATCAACTCTGTTGCAAATTCTTCTAGTTCTTCTCTTGTTTTTCTGTTAGCCTCGACAACTTTTATAAATTGCTCAAAGGTAAACTCCGTACCATCTAAGTTTAAACCGACTCTTTCATTACGATTATAGTAAGGCAAGTTAATAAAATTACCGTTAATAAATTTACCATCAGATCCTGTTCCTAATTGAGTCTGCTTAGGAAATATTTCTGTGGAAGCTTTTAAATCAAATGTAAATAATAGTTTATCTAAAAAATTCCTAACATAGCTAGCTTTAACGGGTTCTTTAAAGAATACATATATATGTAGACCACCGCTTTTAGATTTAACTGGAACTACCGGAATATTTTTCTTATCAATAATTTCTAAATACTTTCTTAAATCAAAGTTGTCATACTCATCTGAATCTATATCGATTGCACCAAAGTTTGATAGTCCGTCATCATTACAGGGTTGTACTCCTATAGATTTTTTACCTTCCAAATGGGCTATGTAGTCTGAGTCTAATAGTTCTTTAGCTGCCCAGCCGTATTTTAATTTTAATTTTCCTGTTGAAGGATCTTTGAATGCAGAGTTTATATCTGCATAACCATAGTCTCTTCTTAGACCTGTAAATATTTCTATATATCTGTTTTCCATTTCCATCTTTATTGTGGGGCGCTACAGTCTCCCGTTACGCCCCTAGTTATTCCCACCGGATAGGGAATTTTATTAGTAGTGAGCCGCTCCATCAGAAGCTTTGGCAGTGTCATCCTCACCATGTTTAACTTCAATATCTCCTTTAGAAATACTTTCAGAAAAACTTTTGGCTTGTTGATACATACCTGCGTCTTCGATAGGACCTTTTTTACTCACTTCCCAACCAAACCATGTACCTTTGTCGTTAGACTGTTGTACAGTTTTTAGCTGATAAAGATGGCTAAAAGTTGCAGGAGTAAATAATCCATTTTTTCCCTGCATTTTGATACTCTGCATCATACTATTCCATTTTCTACTAATCTTTAATTGTGTAGATTTCATGGCAATTAATGCAGTTGTTGGTGAACTACTGCCTACTACTACAAAGTGTTGCGCAGTCTTCTCAATATAATTACCGTTAGGCAATCTATCTTTGAAGTCTCCACCTCTTGTAGTCTTAGTCATAATGTCACTAGACGAAGGATAGATTTTTACTGGCGCACCAGATCCATCTTTTCCTCTATCTTTCCACTCAACATACTCGAGTTTATAGTAACATGGAATCACTGGGACTCCGCTCTCACCGCTAAAGGTTTCCCCTGTTACTGAATTGTAAATCATTCCAGGTTCTGCTCCTTCAACATACTTGCCATCTCTCTTGTTTACTTCTGGAGATAGTTGTCCAAGTATTTTAAGAAACGGTAAAGCAAGATCTTCTTGACCTACCACTCCAGTTTGTACATTTGCATCTGCCTCAAACACTATGTTTGTAGACACTGCATTTTCTTTTTTTATTGTCGGTTCTTTGTTCATGTTTATTATTTCCTTGTTATTTTGGTTTTGTTTCCTGCAAACACATTAAATAGATCCGTGGGCATCTCTTTACCAGACTCGAGACGCTCACGAACCAATGCTTTAAGTGTCATAGGCTCAACCTTTAGTTTCTGGTTGGGTTGATATCCATGACCTTGCGCAAGGCTAGCATACTCTGCCGCCTTGTTATCCTCGTTACGACCAAAGGAAACAGTAATCTCATTTTTAATAAGATCACCCAAGCCGTTGTTACGAAGCCAGTTGAATGCTTCTTCTTTCTTAGCTACAGAAATTGAAGCACCATAGACGGGTTTGACTTCTACGCCAGCACCATCTGATAAACTGAATTTTGATATGTTCATTTCTGTCATCATTGTAGGAATAACTTCCCCTGATAAAACATCCATATCATTTTTTAATTTTTTTAATTCTTCCTCTTTGGAAGCAAATGTATCTTCAAGATCTCTTAATTTAAGAACTTGATTAGATAGCTCTTTAATGTCATTGGTATTTGCGTTTGCCAACGAATCAATCTTGTCTTCTTCTAAATTTATACTCATTTTCTTTTTACCTTTCTAGTAGTAGTTATTGATTTCTTTAATATAATAGCATAATATCCTATGTCAAGTTTATTCTTCGAGATTTCCTTTTTCATATAAATTAATTTCTATTGGATAATACATTTTTTCTTGTCTATCCCATTTCAATAAATTAAATTTACCTCCAGTTTTATCTGCCACAATTGAACATGCAACACCTATAATTGCAGGATCTCCTGTAAGTAGTAAAAAATCTTTAGTGGTATATTTGTCTAAAAGTTTTCTTAGTTTAAAAATTAAAGGTCCTGGAGACAAAATAATTTGTGAGTGTTCTGGTAATAATGTTTTTAAAGTACCGTATTTTTGAGCACCCATAATATTAAA